AACAAATGGTCGCTCCACTTGGCGCGTTCATCGTATGAGTTGAATTGAGCCTTATTGGACTCAATGATCCCACCCACATCCTGCGAACTCTCGATCACTATCCCGCCATCTTCAGCGGCGTGAGCCTTGCGCTGGACTACCTTGGTGTTCTTTGCGATTTCGTTGATGTTCATGTGAAAAAGGGGGCTGAGTTTCCCCTGCCCCCTTAGTTGTCACCGATAAATCGGCTTACGACAGGTCAGCGATGATGCCGTGAGCGGCTTCGTTCTTGACCTCGAGGGTGTATTCCACCAGCAACTGGGTGCGATCCGAGTCGCCGTTCTTCGCCAACTCAATGGTCTGGAAGGGACGCAGATAAGCAACAGCAGCGTACTCGGGATCAAGCACGAAGGCCACTTCGTTAGCAGAGTTGCCCGACAGCATGAAGCGGTTGGGAACCACGCTCACCGAGCCGAAGTCCGACAGATAGATGTCGGCAGCGCCAATGATGGTCGTCGGAGCATCCGAAGGAGCCATGTAACGCTGGGCAGCGATACCCGCAAAAGCGGAAACCGTCTGCTTGTGCGCCGGGGTCACCATCAGAATCTTCGGCGAACCACCCGACTCGAACACTTCCTTGATGACCGTCTTGAGTTCGGTCTCAGTGAAGGTGCGGTTCGTGCCGTTCGTGCGAGCGGTCGTGCCGGAAGAACCAGCAGAGCCACCCGAACCGAAGTCGCCGTTCGTCGCCAGCCAGGTCTGGAGGCCACCCAACACACGGGCGGTAGAACCAGCCGTGCCGTTGCTCTGAACGGTGTTGTTCAGAAAGGTGAACTCCATGTCGCGCTTGATCTCAGACGAAGCCTTCGACAGGTTATAAGCCAGTTCCGACTTGCGGCCAGCCTTGTCAACGGCTTGCAGCGTGCCAGTCACAGCAACAGTCTTCTGGCTGATCTGGGTGCGGTTGCCAACACGAGTCGTCGGGCTGAGAGTCGCGCTAGAAGCGTCAGCGCCTTCAACTGCGGCGTTAACAGCAGCAGCGGCCAAGGAGTCGGTCTGCCACTCGTGATAAACGGCAGTTGCCTTGGTCTTGCCCACGGTGGACATGAAAGGCGTGTCAGTCGGGGAGATGTTATAGATGATGTCGCTCAGGTCTTCGCGCAGACCAATAGCGGCGTAGGTACGAAATTGGGTCATGATCTTTCCTTATAGGAGACGTTCAAACAGAGCCGCAGCATCAGAGACTTTTCCAGACTTCCTCAACTGCGAATGAGCTTTCTTTACTGTTTCGTCTGCCGCTACCTTTTGAGTCGCTGCATTGCCTGGACGAAGCATCTTCGGCGCTTCACTTACTTTCTTGGTTACTTGAGGCTTCTGGCTCTGTAACTTCGCGTATTGCGCGGCCATATACAGAACCTGAACAGCTCGAGAATCGTAAGCACTTGCCAGTTCCTGATCGGAAAAACCAATGGACTTGGCAAACTCTCGAACCATCTTCTTGACTTCGGTTCCCTTCTCAGGGTGCGCGTAGTCAGGAATCACCTCCGCAAGTCGCTGCGCTTCACGCTGAACAGCTTGGGCTAGTGCGGCTTGACGCTCGGCGGTTTGCTGTTCTGCAATCCGCTGCCTCTCGGCCTGCACCATCGCAAGCTGCTTCTCGCGCTCTGTGCGCTCGGCTACCTTGACGGCATAACCAATGGGGTCTGTCTCTTTCAACGCCTCGAGATTTTCCCCGGTGTCTTGTTTACTGATGAACTCTTCGATCAGGTTCAGCCTTTGCGCGTAGGCATCCCGCGCCTGCTTTGCCTGCTCTACGGCCATCCTCTCAGCTTCTACAGCTTTACGCTGCTCGGCAAGAGTCTGTGACTTCTTGGTGTAGTCCAGCCCCTTTTGATACCCATCCACCAATTCGTCGAAGGTGACTTCCTTTTCCTCACCAGCGGCTTTCACTCGGAATCGCTGCGGTTCAGGCTCTACCTCTACTTCTTCGGTTTCAAGCACCTCGGGTTCGGACGCCTCGACTTGTTCTGGCTCCTCTTGAGCTTGCGGGGCGGCTTGTTCAGCTTCCGTCGGCTCCATCAGTCCCAAAAACGCGCCTGCGGCTTCGTTTACCGTCATCGAGACATTCCCGGATTCCGGGGCCATGTTCTCAGCCATTTCGTTCCTCAGTTGTGTCTGAAAGCGTCAGACTCGCATCAGAGGATTTTCCACCGCTTCTTGACCAACTGGTCTTCGGAAGCAATTGCGGAAAAGTGCCCCATTATTTCATCAAGTAAGCGAAGTTTCAAATAGGCTCGCTCACGAATGTCTATGTCCATCTCATCCGAATTGGTAATAACACTCATAAGTGTTGACCGGATGGAATCAATCTCTCCGGTAAACCATTCGTCACCCAGAAGCGTTTTAGCCCGTTCTGACTTGTTCATCTTGCAATGGTGTAGTCAGACAGAAGACCATTATTCATGGCGAAGTCGAAGACCGGAGCTGATCCGATTGCCATATATTCCCCTCCCGGCATTACTGGCGTGGTCATCACTTGGCCAGGAAGATCAACAAGTCCAAAGATCGCGGGGGCGCTTGGCATTGTTGGAATAGTCTGATTTGTTTGTGCCGGAGGAGTGAACATCAAAGGACTCATCTGAGCGCCAAACCTTCCGGCCCCATAAGGGGCGCGGGTGGCGAATGGATCATACACACCCGTACCAGGAATCGCCTGCATCTGGGTCGGGCTGAAATCATCCAACAGCCCAGCGTTAACCATCGGCTCAATGACCGACGTATAGCGATCTGTTGGCTTTTCTGCGATGTAGTTCCTGACCGCTTGGTTAAATGCGGGTCTAAAGTTCTCGGGGGTCAGTTTCCCACTCATTAGCTGACCAGTCCAATAGGCCAGCCCTTGAGGATCGATTTGATTTGTCCGTGACCCAACACCGACGCGCCCAATGTTGCCATAAGCGGATCGGACGATTGCATCAGCTTCTGCGCCAGTAAGCCCCGACACTACGTTGTCTTGCGTCTGCTCCACATAAGTGGTGTATGGGGAGGTGGGCTTTTCAACAAGATAGTTGGAAACCGCTTGATCGAATGCGGACTGAAACGAATCAGGGGAAAGCCGACCACTTGTAAGCTCACCCTTCCAATATGCAAGTCCCTGCGGGTCAATCTGGAAGACCTCCCCGCCAGTCCCTGTCCTTCCAATGTCTGCGTATGCGGCCTTGACCAAAGCATCGGCTTCATTCACAGAAATCCCGGTTGGTTGACCAACACCGAGAAGGCTGCGTTGTGCGTCAATTTGCCTTGCTAGAGTTGGGTTTTCGGCGCGGACTTGTCGGACGATCTGGTCAAAGTTATCCAGACCAGCGCCCATCCAGTAGTTGATTGCCTCCTCTGAAGGAGTCAGCTCCGCTAGTGGATTGTTTGCGTATGCCTGTAAGACTTCTTGTCTGGTTGCCATGATTTACCCCGGAATCTCAATGTTTGAGGAGATGCCTGCGCCGATCTTTGCCGCCTTGAGTTGGACTTCGGCCTCGAACTCTTGCCTCTTTAGCTCCAGCTCAGCCGCAGCCTTCTCTCGGGCGAGTTGAATCTCAGCAGCCGCTTTCTCTCGCTTGGCTTGAATATCGGCCAAAGCCTTCTGGCGGTCAATCTCCAACTGGGCCTGAGCCTGCATCATCATCGCTTGGATGGCCGGATCAGGTTGCTGTTGCTGCGGAGGAGGATTGCTCAGAGCCTGGTCGATCTCTGGTGTGACGGGCTTGAAGAAGGTCGCCGAGTCCTTGAACCCTGCGGCTTCGATCATCCGTCCAAGAGTCTCGCGGTATTGACCCACCGTCACCAAAGGATTGGCAGGGCCGAACTGCTGAAGAATCCGCTCCTGCTTGTCCAGGATCATCGCAAGCATCGCCATCTGCTCTTGCTTGTTACCAGTTCCCAGACCGACAGAGATGCTCACATCGTACTGATTCGACCACTCACGGGGATCCATTTGGATGTACTGACCACGCATCCGAATAATCCGTGGCTTGTCTTGGTACTTGCACAGGAGTTGCAGGATGCCCTTGAACAGACTCTTAACACCTGTCTCAGCGAAGTTCCGGGCGATCAGTTCCATCTTGCCAGCAGAGGCGTTCTGGAACGCAGCCACAGCGGTAGCGGTGACGTTCTGGAGGACATTGGGATCAAGACCCTGCGTGGCATCCGAAACACCCGTGCGCTTTGCCTGGACTGCATCCAGATACTCGAGCATCGGAAAGGCTTGATTCGCCACAGGCTGAACCGCCATCGGAACCACCGCATTTGGGTTCTTCATCCGAATCACACCACCAGGCGTGGGAGAGATGAGATCGTCCAGGTTGACCTGACCATCCACCGCGCCAACTCGATAGTTGTTCGTTAGGTACAGGTTATCCAGCATCTGACGGGTGATCGTGGACTTCTGTAGCTGAAGATCCATCACCTTATCCGCGAGGGACAAGCCATAAAACTTGTGAGGAACAGGGATCGGGCAGAGGCTATGGAAAGGAATGTAGTCCGTTTCCGTTTCCTCGAGAATCTCGCTCCCGGCGTACCAAACCTGGAGAAGCTCGGCCAGACCATCACCATCCCGGTCTGCGCGGATGTAGCACTCGTACACCTCCACATCCTGCATGGTCGGGTCGAGGCTTTCGTCTTGACTGGGTTGTTCGCCCTCAGAGTACCGAGCCACACGCTCAGGAGAAAAGCTCAGATCGTCGTAAGCCGGGAGGTCGCGGACAACCTCTTCCGGGAATCCCATTGCCACCAGGTCAGACCGAGGCATCAGTCGACGGTGAGCGACAAAGGGAGAGTCTTGGATCGTTGTGGCCTTCTTGGAGATCAGGAATTCCTCCGGAGGAATGTTCTGAATCGCCACCCGTCCGATCTGGTTCTTCTTCTTGACCTTGACGGTGTGAGATGCCTGCACCAGCGGCATACCGTCCAACCCAATCACAGGACTTCCGTCCATGTTTGTGATCGGGGTCACAACTGTTTCCTGCTCGATGATCTCCCGAGTCCCGTCTGCCAGGAGCATCGTGAGTTCGTCATCGGTCAGGTTCTGATAAGTCTCCTTGATAACGTCAATGCGATTATCCCAGTAAGCCTTGACCACGCCGACCTTCTCGAGCAGCGCATCCTTGAACCAGTCATGCAGGATGGCAAACCCAGGGTTGTCCTTGTAGAACACCCAGTTCGAGTAGTCCGTCGCTTGGTTCGCGCCTTGCTCATCACCGGGGCCGACAGGCTCATAGCGGATGATGTCATCCGAAGCGGTGAAGATGCGGATCAGTTGAGGAATCGCGCCGTCAATGACCTCTGCCACCTCTCCGGTGACGATCTGGCTTCGACCCTCTACCTCGTTCCCGTAAGGGTAACGAAGGTAATACTCAAGTGACCGGGTTCTCTGCTCGGTTGTCTCCGTTTGGAGATACCCGATCGCTCCATCGATTTCGGCTTCGAGCAGGCTTTTCAGGCTGATTTGATTCATGCTTTTCCTCTAACGCTTTGATGCGTCGCTCCAGCTCCGCGAGTTTGGCGTTGATGTTGCCTTGAGG